GTATTGATACCGTTACCGATAATCTCACCAATACCGGCATAGTCGCCATTCTTTAGGGCGTCCTTCAGAGAGCCGATAAAGTCCGTAATGCTGGATTCTATCGGTACTTCCTCAAACATTTCAGACGGATCAGTGGTACTTGCACCACCGCCGCCACTGTCAGAGGAGCTGTCGCTAAGGACGTTCAGCTCATCAAATCCTGCAAGCTGTTTTTGTGCCTCTTTTGCAGCCTTGCCTGTACCGCTTAGGGAGGCGGCATAGTCCTCCTGTACGGCAGTAGCCTTTGTAAAGGTCTTTGCCCCGGAGAGAGCTGCGAAGAGCTTACCAATATAGGTAAGAGCTGTAGACAAATAGCCTATCAGCTTAGTAAGAATAGGGGTTACAACAGTCAAGATAGGTGCAAAAGCCGTTGCAAAGCTGTTTTTGAGCTGTGTAAGGCCCGATTTAAGAGCTGACAAATCCGCATTTGTCTGAGAGGAATACTGAGCAAGGTTATTAAAACCGTCCTTTACGGCTGTCAGTATTGCCATCATAATTTTGCGGAGTGCCATTCTCTTTAGCATACTACCAAAGCCGGAGAGCTTTTTACCGAGCTTGCTAATAGCACCCATACAACCGCCCGAAGATTTAGAAAACTGCTTTAACTTTGAAATGCCGTTTTTCACGCCATTTACAAAGCCGGTAAAGGCTTTTTTACCTACAGCACCGATCTTGCTAAAGACTGCTCTTATCGAGTTACCAATCTGTGCAAGCCTGCTTGTAGAGCCTCTTGCTGCTTCCGCCTGAGCTTTCATTTCAGCTAAGCGGTTTTTCGCAGATGCTAAAGCACTTTCAAGCTGTGTATATTCTGCTGTACTTGATCCCATTTGAAAAGCTGTACCGTCAGCTCTCATGGTGGCCTGTTCGCCCTCATATTCTGCTATCTTCCTCTTTGCAAGGTCAATATCATACTGTAAGGTCTGCCAAGCACGGGAGTTTTGCTTTACGCCCGTATTCTCCATTTTGATTTGCTTTTCTTCCAGCTTTGCGAGTTCGTTTTTTGCCTTTTGGATCTCAGTAGTGAGCCACTGATAATCTTCGGTAGGCACTCTTTTACCGCCGAGGCTTTCCATTTTAGCCTCAATATCTGAGATAGTGCTTTCCAGCGCCGCAGCCTTCGCGTCAAAGGTCGAGATAGCACTTGCATTGCCGGATAAGGCTTTTTGAAAGGCAGGGCCGAGCGCTTCCATTTTGGTGTTAAGCGATTTTATGGCCCTTTGTAATTCAGAGCTGCCAGCCTTAAAACCTTGAGCGTCTATCTCAGTATCAACGATAATAGAGCCGTCAGCGTGTTCTGCCATAATATCACCTTCCTTTATCAGCCGAGCATTGCGTTAAGCCTATCCTTTGCCTCCTGTTCCTCAGCAGTGAGCTTAGGCTTCAGGACACAAATATCCTTGTTTGCGTTCCAATACTCACGCTCCCATTTCTCAAGCGGCTTATTACGGGCTTTTTTGCTTCTCATGCTCAAAACATGAGAAAACACGCCCTCAGATATTTCCATAAAATAGCCCATAAAGGTCCACCAATGAATATACTTTGCGGTGCGTGTTTCAAAGCCTGCCACTTTATTGAGTGCAGGAAACATAATATTTTCGTCCTGTTCCCAATCCATAGTGCGAGGTGATTTTTTGTTTTCACCTTTTACGTTGTAGTCAATAAAGTCAAGTGCTGCCTGAAAAGCCGCCTCATAATCAGCTTTAGGTATGCAGTCAAAATCCTCATAGAGAATGTACATACACACATACACTTTTTCTTCGTTTTCTAACTCAGGATCGTTAAAGGCGCAAACAATTTTGAGAATATCCCGAAAATCTGTGCGAATAGCAAACTGAGTGCCGTTCACATCTAAAGACTTAGGGAGTTCACCGATCATTACTTTTTACCGCCCTTATGCTTCCCCGTGCGGTAGCCGTGTGTATAACGGTTTACACGGTTATTCATTTTCTTGATCTCACGGTCAAACTGACGGGAAATGTAGTTACCTACGGCCTCAATAGCGGCTTCGCAGTAAAAACGCCCATTGACGATAGAGAACGGGTGCATAGAGCCGAAAAACGCCTCTGCAAAATTGCCGTCAAAAAGACTGTTACAAGCAGTGTACAGACGGTCAACCGCCTCTTTCATAGCTGCCTGTTCAGCCTCATTGTTATCATCAACAGAGCCGTCAGCTCCTACATTAAGCTCCTCAAGGGGAGCAGTGATTTTATCGAAGTCCGCTATCATGCTGTTGTAGCGGTCAATGATACCCATGTCAGTAGGACGGAAATAAAATACGCCGATTTCTTCTCCGTGCTTATTGCGGATAGACTCTCTGACACTACCGTCATCTACAACAATGCCGGTAAAGTTTTGATTGTTTTTGATTTCTTCTGCCATAACAGATTACCTCCAGATAAAAAAAATAAAGGCAGCCCTGATAAAGATTTCAGGGCTGCCTTGTTTGTCATTCGCCCTTTGTTAGCTTTACGCCGCAGGAGTTTCCTCAGGGGTAAAGGTTTTGGTCTTAACGTCCCAAGTACCCTTGACGCGCTCACCGGCATTGTAAACAGAAAAAGGAATCTGTACGCCGGAGGTATCGCCGCCGATAGAGTTAGGAACAACCGCAACTCTCTCACGGTAAGCCCAAACCACAGTGCCGTCCTCAGCCAGAAGGACGTCAACCTTAGTAGTCATGCAGTCCTCACCGGTAAGGCGCTCCATAGCGATTTTGGAGAGCTGTTCAAAAAGCGGATCGTCATAATCGGCATAGAACGGATCAACCTCAGACTGCACTTCGTAGCCGTTGTGATTGACACGTTGCTCACCGATAATGTTCTTCTTGACCTCAACATCAGGGCTAAGCTCCTCAATGTATTCCTCAAGGTCAGCACCGAGGCGTACATAGGAGGGAGTTTCACCGCCGAAGCTGGAGTCAATGTAATGTGCTAAATACTTGCGTTCAACTTTAGCCATAGCATTTCACTCCTTGTTTTACTTATCGTATTCATTCTCATACTTGAGAGTAGCCGATATAATCCAGTCCTCAACGCCGTCATCATAGGTGGCGTTAAGGTGTGCAGGATTTGTGCGGCTGATAGACTTAATTACCCTGTTACCAATATTGATAACAGGGTATTTAGTCAATTTGTGGGTTTTTTCGTTGATAACTACAGGCTGAAGCTCTAACCACTTACCGAGGGCGTCCAAAAACTCCTTAATGCGGATCTTCTGCAAATCGGTTTTTGGTGCAGCCCTGTATATGATGCTGAAGGGGTACATACAGACCTGTGTTACATGGCCTGTTATATCCTCTTTATCAGATAACAGAGCTGAGCCAGACGTAGGGTAAAAGCCTATGCCTGAAGTTTCAGACAGTGTAGAAAACTGCACCTTTTTACCATTCTCCAAACCGGGAAAGGTATTAAGCAGTGCCAGCAGCACTTTACTCACGGCTTCTGCACCGTCTATATCAACCATTTTCTGTGTTGCCATTTATCCACCACCTGCCCTTTGCTTTACGCCTGCTATCCAATACTCACCGTGTTGTGCCTTAGCGGTATCAAACCAGTGGTCGGTAGCCTGCGGATTTGAATATTTCAAAGGTCTGTCCGTAAGCACTTTTTTAGCGCCTTTTCGCGCCCACGGACTGCCTGTAACGGGATCAACCATAACTTTACCCCCGTACTGAAAACGGCCATAAGGTCCGGGAAATATGACCTTTTTACCGCCGTCCTCTGTATGAGAGCGCTGCTGTAGTCCTCCTGTAAGGTGTGGCATATACGCCTTGCTATCCTCAAGCACTCTATCACCGAGCCACTGTTGAGCGTCAGCGAATTGCTGTGAGAATCTGTCGAGGCTGACATTTATCCTAAAATTAGCTCCCACATAGGAGATATTAGGAAAGTGTTGCATTTCAGACACGCTTATCTACCCCCGATCTCAAAGTGAGGTAGCAAGCCGTAATATGCCGCAGAGCTTATCATATAAACGCCGTCATACTTATCATTCAGAGCGTGATAAAGTCCTGACTCATAATCCTCCTCTCTAAGAGGCTCTGAGTCAGGCCATACACCCTCATAAATAAAATCGCACTCAGGCTTGAAAGTGATACAGGCGGTAGGATTTTCACATTTAGCATACGCCTTAGCGCCTGTGTAGCTTTTCTCTGTGCCGTCTGCCGTGGTAAACTTCTTATCCGCTGTGCAGTGGATAATGACGCTCACGGCATCACCGTTATTTTTGCCGTCTTTTGTTGACCTGCTGGAGTTATTCACTCCTAAGTCAACGCCGGTAAAAACGGAGGGATACCAAAGCCCTGTTGCTTCGTGGAAGTTAAACAGTGTGATTGTGTTTTGGTACATGGCGCACCTCCCCGGCATAAAGCAGATTGATACCGTTTGCATCAGGTATGTTAGCCAGATACTTAACGGCAATACTGCCTATGAGCTTGCCTTGTTCAACGGCACTTGTAGCTGCTACGGCATAGACGGAGGCAGAGGCGTTGTTTCCTGCATAAGAGATAGATTCTCTGCCGGAGGAAACAGAGGCAATAGCGCCTCTGTATGAGCCGTCCTGAGCCTTTTGAGCCATAGCAGCCTTACGCTGTAGGTCAACGTAATACAGGGCTTCGGCAATGGCACACACAGCCTTTTTGACTTTTTCCACGTGAGCCTCCACAGTAGGAAAAGCAAAAGTAAGCCTGCCAAAAGTGAGAGTGTCAATCTCATCACTTGCAAGGCTCAGCCACTTGTTAGCGTTTTCCGCTGTTAAGGCATCACCGAAGAAGCCGTCTTTATAAAAAGCGTGGTCTGCATACATTGCCATAGGTCAGCCCTCCTTACTGAGCGTTGCCGTTGTCAGGGTTGCCACCTGCGGCGTTGGTCTGCTTTTCCTTGCCGGATTTAGCAGTCTTGCCGGTTACTTCCTTGTAACCGCTGGATTTCTCCATAAGGGCAACAGTGGCAGCGTTCTTTGCTCTTACCACATTGCCGGTCTTAACGTTAATAAACTTTTTCATAGTTTACTGTCCTCCTTGATAGATTGAATTACGCAGATGCTTCTACGCCGGTGAAAATGAGGTCAGGGGTAACAGCCTCAGTGCCGTAGTGGTAGAAGAGAGATACTGCGTATGCCTCAGACATGGGGATCTTCTCAGCGGTGTACTGGTTAGCCATAACAGGCTGAGCAACCGCGCCGTCCACCATGAGAATGTAGCGGCAGCCGTCAGGCAGGTGGGTGCTGGACTTGCACTCAACGCCGTGCCATGCGTAAAATTCCTCAGAGCCGGTATCAACATTGGAGCGTACCTGCTTGTCGAGGTTGTTACGGACCTTGCCGTAGTAGGCAGTGTTGAGAACGAGGTGCATCATAGCACGGGGAACACCGTCAACAAAATCGTTAGAGGTGTTTTCGCACTCCTGAATGATCGTTTCCAACTCATCCTCAATGGATGCGCCGGTGGGGATTTCAACCTGAACGGCGTTATCATACGCAACGTCAAAGAAGTCCCTGTCGAGGTTGGAAGCCATGCGGATAACGTGGTTTGCAGAACGGCGGTCAAGCAAGCCGTCAACGCCGTACAAACGGGTGTCCTTCTCTTCGATCTCCTCAACGATTTCCTTATCGTTCTTGATAGCAACGGTTACGGGCTTAGCCTTAACCTTGTTGCCAGCGCCGGCAGCACGGGCAGTGCCGTACTCCTGAGCAGTAGCATTTACAAAACGCTTAGCCTCTACAGAGCCGGAAGTGGGATCGCCGGAGAGGTCTGCGTTCTTCATGCCAGCAGATGCGAGGGTTTTCATAACACCCTCAATAACCTTGCCGTAAAGTTCAGCAAGGTATTCCTTACCTTCGCCGTCAGCGGCCAAGATAGCTAAAGACTGGATTCTTGCCATAGTGAATTACCTTCCTTTTCAAAATTGATTTTTAGAATACTTTGGGAGGCGTAAACTTCTTATCACCGCCACCGGCAGGATCGCCAGTAGGACCTGTGAAAGTGGGAGCTTTCGCCTTTTGTGCAGCGGCTTTTTCGGCCTCTGCTTTTTCTTCGGCTGTCTGATACAGGCCGTTATCCTTTTCCTTTGCCGATTTCATAAAATCGTCAAAGCCAAAGTAAGCTCCGTCCTTCCAAGATAAGCCGCTATCCTCTGCCATAATGTCAGAGGTGAGCTGCCTGCGCGCATAGGGCGAAGTAACGCCGTACTCATCCAGCTTTTTACCAATCCAGTCCCTCTGATCGCGCTGAGTCATTTCACGGGTATATTTCTTCTCCGCTTCCTCAGCTTTGGTCTTGTAGGTCTGGAGTTCGGTCTGAATCTGCTGAGGATCAATGCCCTCAAACTTTTTCAGGGTTTCGTTGGCCGTATCGAGCTGAGCCTTAAAAGCGTCGCGCTCACCCTCAACAGTGGTGATCTGCTTTTTGTGCTTCTCAATATCCTTGCCGTTCATAGCAAGGACCTGAGTAGCCTGCTCTTCAGTCAAGCCAATAGCGGTCAATTCTTCGGTTTTCATAGAGTTACCTCCTATTTAACGGATAGGCTTTTTAGGACGTAGCCGTGTCCCTCCGTCTGCACATTATTAAGACCGTGCATAGTCTAATTTTGTACCCCTTGCCGGAGTCGCACCGGCTAAACTGCGAGGGGCATATAAAACAGAGCCTCCAAAACCGCCTTGCAGGCAGCTTTAGAAGCTCTGTTGTTATTTTTGATTATTGCTGTGCTTTTCGTGCGGCAGCCGTAGCTTTTGCCGCCTCTGAGCGCGTCCACTTTGCAACAGTGATACGGTCATTGAGCTTATGAAGGTTGTTATCCTCACAAAAGCTGTTATAGGCTTGATTATATCGCTGGAGCTTGAGGGCTGCTTTGTTGTATTCGTCTTGCAGTGTAGCTTTAACCGCCGTGTCCTCAGCAGCATCTACAGCCTCACGCAAACCGAGTACCTTTAATTTCTGCTGTCTGATACGGGCTTCAGCTTTACGCTGTTGCTGTGAGAGGTCATACACCTTTTTGTTTTCCTCTGCATCAAAATCAGCATAGGGGTTATGGTCGGGATCACCCGGACCGAAAGAGTGTCTACAGTTCCAGCCACATAAGCCCTCACCTGTACCATAGCCCGTAGCCTCCTCAAAGAGAAGATAGCCCGGTGTTTTGCCGGTACGGGAAAACAGCTTACCTTGCCACCAAAAGTGGTTAGAAGGGTTTTCTCCACCGTCCCCGTATCGAGCGCCGATATGTGCGGACGTGCGTATTAAGTCCCAATCCCTCTCAATCATACCCTGCATAGCCATATTGCCGCTTGCCTGTCCTACGCCTGTACGCACAGCACGAAGTACAGCGGTTTCTATGGTGTCTACGTGGCCTGTGGGATAGTGGACTTTTGCCTGATTGCTGATTATGTCATTTACTGCATCTTTAACCGCTTGAGTGTAAGACTGTGCGCCACTCATAACCTTAAAGTGTGCAGTATCAAGGACGTTGATAAGCTGCTGTTGACTTGCCTTTGCAGTGGTACGGGTGAAATTGTGGATTTCTCCGTTTGTGCGTTGGTATGTATCAGTCAGCAGCCGTATCATATACTCAGACTGTGCAAGGGGTACAGACTCAAGGCCGTGTGCCACATAAAACGCATCATCAGCAGCCCAAGCCCTGATACCTGCGTCCTCAAATATAGCCTTAACCTCTGCATCTGTCTTTTTGGTAAAGCGTTTTATCTCCCGTTCCAGAGCCTCATAGTGTCCGCCTGCGGATTTATACACCTCAAGCTGCCACTGATCCGTGCCGGTCAATAAAAACTCCTCACCGCGCCCAAGCCTTGCCATAAGACGGCTTATAAGGTCAGCAGTGATCCACTGATTTAGGGTATCAAGCTGAGGGTGCAGGGTGTCAACGATTTCTAAAAGCTCCTGAGGTGTAAGCATAGCTCAGTACCTCCTTACTTTTTCTTATCGTCTTTTTCGTCCTTCTTTTTGTCGCCCTTGCCGTCTTTACCCTTATCATCCTTGCCCTTGTCATCCTTGCCCTTGTCATCCTTTGCAGGGGGCTTTTTAGGAGAGGTAGAGCTGATAGGTCCGCCGCCAAATAAACCGGCTTCCATATTAGCCTCCTGAGCCTCAGCAGTAAGAGCCTTAGCCTCATCCTCACTCATACCCTCAAACTTGACAAAGTACAGCCACTTAGGAATCCAGCCCTGCATTGCATAAGCTCTCCACGCTGCCTTATCCTCCTCATAGCTGTATGTAATATCACCAAAATTGTAGTTGATTTTATACTCACCGAGGGGTGCAAGGTTAAGCAGAGTAGCCATTGCGTCAGCGCCGTAAAATGCCTGCTCAAGTGCATCACTGAGGGCATCACGATCCGCTTTAATGGTCTGTATGGTATCACGGTCATCAGACTCAACCTGAGTAGCGGTTATCATACCTGTTTGACCGTCCATAACAAAGACGCCCTCACTAAAGCCGCATTTCACGCCAGCCATAGAGAGGTTGAAGTTTATATCCTTGATACGTGCGTCCGTCTGAATGGTGGGGGCGTGTTCGTGTACGGCGGTAGTTTCGCCGTCATTGATACCCATACCCAAGCCCATAACAAAACGGGGCAATTTTATACCTCTGTTGGTAGCATTTTGGATAACGGTCTGACCTACAAAGGTAATGTGCTTGCTGTCCTCAATCTCCATGTTTTTACGGCTGATACCTATGTCAATAGCTTTCAGCTCTGTAAGAGCGTTTGCAAAGACGGATAAACCGAGAGGAGAGGTAGGATCAATGGTGTTTGCACCGGGTACACGATAATAACCAAATAGGGGCTTTTCAAGGTTAGCAATTCTAACCTCATCCTGCATATCTGCCCACGCAGGTACACTCTGGAGAGCTACCGGCGCACCGAGTACACTTTTACCGCCCTCAATTTGATTCTTAAAGGCTTTGTTGGTAACAACATAGACAGTAGCTTCACCTGCACCCTCAAAGCGGTGGTATTCCAGCCTTGTAAAGTGGTTTTTGCCGTGTGAGGTATGAGCTGCAAAAATAGCACCTACAATCTCCCCGTTATCGTCCTTAGCTGTGATACCAAAGCTGCCGGGAAGCACAAAGTCCCACGTCTTGCCGTTCCATTTAATCATAATGCCGCCGAGCCTGTCAGCCTCAGCAACCTTATCAGGCAGGCGCTTGAGCAGGTCATCCGCAAGCGTCTGTAAAAACTCAGCTCTGGGAGAGCCGGAGATAGCAATGCCAATATCAAGAGTAGTGAGCTTTGCACGGGTATCTGATATGTGCTTTGCCATATTTACTGTGTCGATTTCGTCCTCCGCATTTTTCCACGGGGGCTTGCCTGTTGAGATATTGTCCCATTTCTTTAGGGCGTTGTTCATATCGTCAGACGCTATGAGATCAACACCAAACTCCCTGCCAATATCGGAGCTGTAAATAAACATATTTCTTATCCTCCTTAACAGGCGCGTAAAAAAGTTCATCTCATCACCGCCTTTATACTATCCATTTCAGCTCATTTCGTAACGCCGTTCTACAGAAGTACCGCAGTTGGTCCATGCTGTGATCGTTTTCCTTGATAACAGCGTCCTCTTCCTTTTCTTCGTCCCATGAGTAGGTTTCAAACTCCTCAAAGGTGCTTTTACAGCTCTTATGAAAGTAGAGAACACCGGCATTAAGGAATTTTGTTACGTCCTGTATGCCGTTAAGTACGTCATTATCGGCTTTAACTACGGCAAATTTGCCGTACTTTTGTATTGTTTCAATCATTGAGCTTGCCGAAGGATCAATGATTATATACTCTATCGGGTAGTCCCCGATAAGCTCACTAAGCATCTTATAGTAAGCCTCATTGTCAACACGGTTAGTGCTGCCGCCTTTGTAGTAAAGCTCTCTTATCATAACCGCCTTTTGTTCTGACGGGCTGTAGTCATACAGTCCGGCAGCAAAGGGGTTTACAGTACCGTAGTCCACCGCCACATAATAACGGTGTCGGGGGCTGTATTGCGGTATGCTGTGTGTGATATGTGCGCTGCGGTCAAACATAGGGTAAACAAGCCCTTCAGCTTTTACCCACAAACCGAGAATATAACGGCGGTAGAAAACACCTGAATACATACCCTCATAACGCTCTCTAATTTTCTTAGATAAGCTGAGATTATCACTCATAGTAAAATGCAGATAAAGGATATTGCGCTGCTTAGCTTTTTTAATCCACTCCACATAAAACCAATGTCCGGGGCTTTCAGGGTTACAGTTAAACCAAAACTTAGAGCCGTCCACAGAACAACGGGCCATAGCCTGTTCAACAAAGGATCGAGGCATAAGTGCAACCTCATCAAAGAGAACGCCTGCAAGGGTGATACCCTGTACAAGTGTGTAGCTTGATTCGTCTTTGCCGCCGAACAGATAATAGTAGTTCGTTTTGTTGCCTGCTGTTATAATCAGCTTGTTTTCACTCCTGCGCTCAGTAATAGTAAAGATACCCTCTAACCACTGAGGCATAAGGGTAACAACGTTACGGCGTAGGGATTCTATTGTTTTACCGCATATAGCGAAGTTCTGACCGTTAAAGCTGCTCATGCTCCAAAGGATAAAGCCGTCAGTCATTGATACAGTTTTACCCGATCTGATAGAGCCGTCGCAGATTATACCGTCATAGTCTTTGTACTTCGGTCTATTCCACCACGTCAGCGTCAGATTCTGCCTCTTGCTGAAGCTCTGGTAAATCATCTGTATCAACATCCTCCTTTGTGCTATTTATAATGGCGTCAAGTAGGTTGTTTTCCTTAACAGGTCCGCCCATTCCAGCCTCACCCACAATCTCAAGGTACTGCTGGATCAAATAAGAGTTGCCGTTTTGTGCGCCTCTCATAATGGCGTCAGCTATAAGGGCCTTTTGTGTCAGGTCGGCTTCCTCAATACCCAGCTTTTTAAGCCGGTTAGCTTTACGCTTATCAGTGATAGGTAGGTCAGAATAAAGCTGTAGCAGCTCAGACATGAGCTTCTTGCGTCTATCGCTTTCGGCTTTTGCCTTACCACCTGCGGAGCGTATAGCGTGAGCCTCTTCTTCGCTTCGCTCAGTAAGAGGGATCAAGTGTTTATCCTGTGGTCTGCTCACGTGTCGCACCTCCTTTGTGATTTAGCTTTGCCCTCCTTATTTGCTATAGCTGTATTTATAACCGTACTTTTTCTGATTTGCCTTGAGCCACTTATTAACAGCGTCATTATAGTCCTTACCGCTAAGGGTTGCCGTATTGATAGCCTTTACAAAGCCGGAGGCATTAAAGCGGTTGCCTTTAACAAAGCTGTAAGTACCTGCGTACTGTGCGGTATCTGCGGATCTTCCCTTAGTACCACTTACGGCAACAATGCCTCTGCGCGTACCGAGGGCAGTATTAACAACGTCCTCTTTGGAGAATGTGGGCCAGCCTCCTGCCGGGTGATTATGTACAGCGATTTCAGAGCCGTTGCCGGTCAGTCCTGAGATAGAGCCAGCGTTGCCGTGTCTGTACTTAGTAGCATAGCCGTAGGCGTCAATAACTACGCCGTGTTCCTCTCCTGCATCTCTGTGAGTATCAGCAAAGGCTTTAAGCATATCCTCATAGGTACGATTAACGCCTATTTTGGTATTCATTCTTGCAGGAAAATCCGCCGTAGTTTCGTCCTTAGCACCGCCGCCAGAAGAGGGCCACTTACCATTGAAGCCCATACCTGAGCCACTGCCTCTGCCGCCGTGTTCAACGGGGAAAACAATCTCCGTCCAAGCGGACACACGCTCCTCAAGAGTTTTGCCGTCAATCTTAAAGGCAAGAGCCTCCTCAAGACTGTCAAACTGAGCAATCACCTTGCCCGTGTTCATATCGTACAGCTCAAGGGGATTCCTAAACAGTACAACCTGATCCGTAGCATATACGCCATTGAGTCTGTTAAACTCATTTCTAAATCTGTCTATGTGCATCTGTTTTCACCTCTTTACTTGTTTTGAAGCATTAAAAAACCGCTGACCTAAAGCGGTCAACGGTGAAAAGGGTATAAAAATAGGGCGCATCACTGCACCCTAAGCAAGCGCCCGGATTTGCACCGGGGCAGCGGCAAACACCGCTTGCTCCTCCTACATTACTACTTGCCTTTTTTATTATACCACGCTTTCAGAATAAAATCAACCATTTCACGCTCTTTTGTGGAAAGTCCTGTAGCGCCCTTAGGTCCGTCCTGCTCATTGTGGGTGTACCCGTGATGAACATGAGGGCTTACGCCCTTATGCGGTTTATCTAAGTCAATGGTTTTGGTGCGTTTGTTCTCAGTGTCATAATAAGAGATATACTTGGCCTCACCGGCTGCGTTTACAGTTGCATAAACACGCCCTTTTGTCATTGTTTCCAATGGAGCTGAAGCACTATCTCCTATGCGCTGCACAAACTTGACATTGCCAGTCTTTAGCAGTGTTTTATACTCTGAGCCGTAGGGCTTACCTGCCGCAGACATACCACTCGAAGCACCTCTGCCGCCCACGTCAAAGCACCTCCGTTTTATTACGGAATTTTTCTTGATAGGCAGCAAGCCTCACAATATTTCCTCTGCACTCATCCGGCACATTGCCGTAAAAATATATCAGTGAGGGCTGAAGCCTTACAAGCATTTCATTGTAGCCGTCTATAAACAGCTTGCGGCTGTCCCTGTTGAGCTGAGTACCCACAGAGGACACGGCTACAGTACCGCCTTCAGGCTCTCCGTCAAAGCACCAATCAAAACTTGCTTTGTCGCTCCAGCTTATAGTGGGAATAACAGTGATCCCGTTATGCTGCCAATAAGCACCGAGCCAATGTTTGCGGTAGTGGTTATATATCTGCACAGCCTTAGGAAAATCCGTATAGGTAGAAAAATCAGGCGTACACACGCACTTAAAATTGCGGAGCATTTCAAGGTAGGCGTCAGGATTACTCCATACACGGGTAAACTGATAATCGTCTATAAAGAAATGAAGCCCCTTATCAAAAGGGACTTTGCAAGTCTTAGCGTAGTTAAAGCCTATAAAGGTAGGGGCTGTGCATTGTTCAGGAAAGAGGCGCGGTATATCGTAAATACCCGTACCGTCAAATATGCCTTTATTCAAATTCTCATAGTTGCGTCCCTGTCGGTACACGATAACAGCGCCTCCTTCCATAATGCTATAATAAAGCCCACAGCTCAGGAGAAGTAGAGCTGTGGGCTGTGGAAAAGGGCCACGAAAAGCGGCTAAAGGCTGGAGGCATACCGATAACCGCCACGCAGCCTGAAAATCCACGCTACCATTGTACTACATATACGGGGGACAGACGGGACTAAATCTTGATTATCGGGACAAATCAGTGCAAAATCAAGAGTATTGTATGTAAATCACATAAAATTGTCTTGATTTTTAACTGCTTCATTTTGCTTGTCTATGTACCTGTAACAGATCTTCTTTACGCCGTCCTCTGTGTTATTGCCACCAATGCTGTATGCAACCTGCCGCCACGGTAGGCCATTGACAAAACGCAGTGTGAATATCTGCCTTGTTAAGCTATCGGGAATATCCATAATCCAACGCTCAAGGCGGCTGCGTTCATGTATGCACTGTAATTGCTTTGCGGCTATGATCGCCTCAAGGTCAATAATCTCAGCCACATAACGCTCAATCTTGTTATTAAAGCCGGGTGTTGAGCCACCTCCGGGCATACCTGTTAAGTTAGGGGATGAAGGGCTGGAGGCTTTGCGCTCAAGCTCTGCCAGCCTCTCCTGATCTAATTCGATTTCTCTATTGAGCCAATAGAGCTGTGATAATTCCTTTACTGTCATGCTGCTGTACTCTCCTTTGCTTTGATTATGCGGACTTTCAGAGCCTCAAGCAAGCTATCCTGTGTATCAGCCTTACCGCCTAAAGCCTTAATAACATCTTCGTCAGTTCCGCCCTGTACTAAAAGATGATGCACAATTACCGGGTAGGGTTGCCCCTGCCTGTGCAGGCGTTTATTTGTCTGCTGATACAATTCCAAGCTGTCAGTTAAACCAAACCAAATAATGTGGTGTCCTCCGTCCTGAAGGTTAAGGCCATAACCACAGCTCGCAGGCTGTACAAGTAGCAAATCTATATTACCGGCGTTCCATTCGTCCTCTTCAGCTTTGCCCTCATACACCTTTACTCTCAGGTTAGTAGAGGACAGAGCCTCAAGCAGCCGGGATTTATCGTGTTGAAAATTATAACAGATAATAGCGTGTTGACCGTTAAGCTGCTCCACAGTTTCAAGTAGAGCCTCCATTTTACAGTTATGTATCTCCATGACGTTTTTATCTTCGTCATACACAGCGCCATTGCAGAGCTGTAGGAGCTTACCACGCAGTACGGCGGCACTGCCAGCCGTGATAACAGTATCATCAACCGGGAGGAGTGTATCACGCTCCAGACGGTCATAAGCCTTCTGAGCTGCCGCGTCAAGCTGTACGGGAATATCGTTATAGACCAGCTCAGGCAGCTCCAAATAGTCCTCAGCTTTCATGCTAATGCAAATATCACTGATTGACTTATAAATGATTTCGTCTGCACCTTCCTTTGGTGCATAAGAGAAAATTGTTGTTGCGTTTCTCTTATCGGGATTGAAAAAAGCGTCCCTGTATGCGGTGATCGTCTTACCTAACCGCTTACCGCTATCCAGCAAATACACCTGCGCCCATAGGTCCATAAGGCCACGGGAGGTAGGTGTGCCGGTCAGCTCTATCATGCGGCTAATGTGTGAGCGTACAGCCTTTAGAGCCTTAAAGCGTTTTGCCTGATGATTCTTAAAGCTGCTACTCTCATCAATAACCACAGTATCAAAGGGCCATTTGTTGCGGTAGTAGTCTACAAGCCAAGTAACATTTTCACGGTTTATCATATAGACGTCAGCAGAGGTATTGAGTGCTTTTATGCGTTTTTTAGCAGTACCGAGTACAAATGAGAAGCGGAGGTCCTTGAGGTGATTCCACTTTGCAGCCTCTTTGCACCATGTACTCTCAGCTACTTTCTTTGGAGCGATAATAAGCACCTTAGCAGATCGCCAATATTCATACTTCAGCTTCTTAATTGCAGTCAGGGTAATTGCTGTTTTACCCAATCCCATATCTAAGAAAAGACCAATAGCCGGATCACTGATAATCCGGTCAATACAGTATTGCTGATAATTATGTGGGGTAAATTCCTTCGGCACTTATAATCACCTCCTGACAGCGTTTCAAAATATCTTGCACATAGGCTTTGTTATCTACTGTAGAATAGACCTCAAATCCTAATGCCCTGAGTAAGCCTTGCACATACTCTTGTCTTGCACGTTCTTTTTTACCGGGCTTTTTAGTTTCAACAAATATTGCTTTTTCACCCGGTAACAAAATAATTCTATCGGGTACACCTGTAAATCCGGGACTTACAAACTTCAAACAGAGTGCGCCGTGCTTTAATCCTTTTACGCCCGTGTGTAGCTTTTTCTCTACGTCTTTTTCAAGCATTGTTTTACCTCCTGTTACAAAAACTCAAAAAATACCCTAAAGTTTATAGAAATAAAGGCGTTATGGGTGTATATACGGCATAAGCCCTTTAATTTACCTACTTTATAGGAAAAGTATGTAACACTGTAACACTTGATTGAAAAAGCCTTATTTTATGCGGTTTTTCAGGTGTTACAATAGGGGTTACACGGCTGTAACACTGTAACACTTTAGGTGTTACACATTCTTAGGTGTTACAGCCCGTTTGTAACGCCTCAATCCGTCCTCCTGACAAAGCCTCTTTGCAGGCTATAAGGACCAAACCTCAGCGGATTTCCTGAGCGTTTCCAGCCCTTCATCATGCTAAGCACGGCGTTGATTTGCTGAGTGTCAGCAGGTTTCATATCACGCATACTGCCGTTAAAGAGTTCGCACCAAACCTCAATAGCAGAGATTCTATCTCTCTCTACAAGGTCAAGGGTAGCGCCCTCCTGTGTATGAGCTGCACCAGCCCAAAAATCACGGCGGCGGTCAATGTTCCATTTGTTCCAGTCTGCCGGTACTTGCCTCTCAGCAAATTCCATAATCAGACCTTCACGGACGGAAGCCTCACGGTGTTCCTCCTGCTTGATCTTAGCCTCAGCCTCCAATGCTCCAGTCAGATACAGCTTCTCACCTGTCTGCCAGCGCATCTTAGCCTCAGCCCATAACTGATTGACAGTTTCATCCGGCAAATCGTTGAATACACTTTTAGTAGGCTCAGCCTCCATAGTGTCAACAGGCCAGAAGCGGCGGTTGCCGGTAGTGTCCTGTAAAAACTCCATTTCGTTACAAGTGCCAAAGAACACACAGCAACGGGGTAATTCCTTTACGTGTCTGCCGTAGGCTGCACGGTAGCGGTCAGCCTTGAGGGACAAAAACTGTTTGATACGGGCAATATCGGTACGGCGGAAGGCGTCAAGCTCTGCGATTTCCACGATCCACACGCCCTGCAAAAGCTCAGAGGCTTCCTTACCTTCAAAGGTACGGATTGAATCGTTAAACCAGCCACGGCTCATTTTATCAAGCAGTGTTGACTTACCAATACCCTGAGGACCTGCGAGGATGAGCATTGTGTCATACTTGCAGCCGGGGGACATTGCACGGGCGATAGCTGCCGTAAAACTTTTACGGCACACAGCGCGGTTGTAGGCTGTGTCCTTTGCACCGAGGTAGTCAATAAGCAGAGTATCAAGACGGGGTACACCGTCCCACACTAAGCCGTCAATGTATCTCTGCACCTCATTAAAGGCGTGGATAGAAGCGTGAATATCAAGAGCAGAGTCAATGTTTCCTCTCTGAGTGATACCCCACATGCGCTCAAGATACCAATACAGGCCGTTGCTGTCTGTGTCAGACCACAGGCGGCGCTTAGTACCTTTTTGCCACGGGAGAGCGCCCAGCACCTCACCACGATTTGCAAAGAGGTTGAGGGCAAACTTATCCTTGAGAGCAGGATCACCGTCAAGGATAATCAGGATATTGTCGATAGTACCCTTTACTGCGCCGTTCTGATTACGCTGTAATTTCTCAGCCCAATCAAGAGGCTCAGGCTCAGCAGAGGTAGAGGGCTTAT